GCGGCGGCCTTCGCCTGTGAGCCATGCTTGTGCATGGCGGCGAGAGACGCTCGCAGTTCCGCGTCGGAAAGCTCTTTTGCACTCATGCAATCATGCACCGGCGGCGGCGGACGCCATGGCAAAATCATGGGCCTGCCTCGGGATGATGATCGTGTAGCGCACGCACCCGCCGACCTCGATAAGGCCTACGAACACGGCGTCCGGCCCTTCGACAAAGAAAATGCCGACCATCTGCGAGTCGGCCGGGATGCTGAGCCCAAGGGCACTGGAATAGACCGCCGCAAAACCGGGATGGTCGGCTTCCATGCGGATCGAAAGGGGCATGGAAAGCGCGTCGGCGTCGGCCTGGTAGGCGTCGAGATGAGCCATGGGCGCTTCGCACTTGGCCGCATTGGCGGCGACAGGGAAAAGCGCTGCGAAGGCGAACGCGACTGCATAGAGTGCGGATTTCATGCTAGGCTCCTACGACAGAGAAAACCGAGACGGCCCCAGTCAGACCACAAGCGATTACGAGGACGCAGAACCAAAGGAGAGCGGGGCCGTTCATGACTGGCTCCTATTTTCCGGGGAATTTCGGGTCGTCGCGCCAGCGGCGAGCGGCGCGGATGACGCCCTCGCAGATCAGCATGGCGGACAAGCCGATGGCGTAACCGAACGCGCCCTCGATCCCCTGCGATGCTTCGAAGGGCCAGTATTCGACGGCGGCGGGCGTGAGATATCCGGCGGTAAGTGCGCCGATGATGCAGGAGACGATAGCCTGTCGCACTGTAAGACCGGGGAGAATGAGAGAGCGGACGAGGCCGCCAGCGAGACCGGCGAGGACGGAAGATGCCTTGATGCCAAGGATGGACTGAAACGGGTCGCTCATTTGCGCCACCCGCAAAGGCGCTCGCCTTTCTGATTATGCGCGAGGATGGCCTTGACCTCAGCGTCGGACAGGGCGTCAATAGCCGCAGAACCGAGGCGGACGGGCTTGGCTATTTCGCAGAAGGAACCTTTGGTCGTGGTGCAGGCGGCTATCGACAGCAGACACGCCAGCATTAACGATCTGGCGACCATTCCTTGAGTTCCTTTCGTGCTTTGGATGGGGGGATAGCGCCGATGTCGTTGTCGACTTCATCCGCGATGGTGCGCGCCTTGCGTTCGGCTTCCGCCTGCTTTGCGCGTTCGGCGGCGGCGCCGGCACGACGACCGCGAACGATGGCGGCGATGACTGCCGCAATGCCGGCGAGCACCGCCAGAACGGTCGGATTGGCGAGGATGGTAGCGATGATCCCGGACATCACTTCATCTCCGGGTCGCGAGCGCGACGCGCCAATTCGGTCACGATGCCAGCGACGAAGAGATAGACAGGAACCCACTTCGACGGGACGTATTGCGAAAACAGGTTCGGGTCAGTGACCGCAAGCGTCTGGAGGACAGCGCCGCCGAGCATCTGGAGACGCGCCCATAGGATCGTTTCCGAGTCCTTGAACCATTTGCGGATTGACGACCACATTAGCGGCCCCCTTTCAGGATTTTACCGATGATTTCGAAGATGATTGCGAGGATGCCCCGCTTCGGCGCAGGCTTGGGCGCTGGCGGGCTTTGCGGGACTGGCGCGGGTGATGGCGCAGGAGCGGGCTTGGCAGGATCCACGGGCTTTTCTTCGCCGTAGCCCATGGCCTTCAATGCTGCATCGTATTCGACCGCATGGCCGGCGATTAGCTTCGCCCTGTCCGTCCCGTTGACGATGCGGCGAGCGCCGGTATAGTCGGACTTGTAGAGCGTGATGTAGTCCTCCAGCGACTTGCCGGTGAACCACCCCTCTTTCATGCCGGTAACGAGGATGGCGGCGGAATAGGCCGGCTCCAGAAGCTTCTTCGGGTTGGCGACGAAATCGACGCCGAGCGCCTTCCCTGCCTTTTCGTAGTTCCGTTTCCATGTGAGTTGAACGAAGCCCATGCCGACATACGGGTAGTAGGGCTTCGACTTCAGGTACTTCTCCCCGCCCATTTCGCGGACCGGCTTCATGGTGTGCGCAGTCTCGTGATACGCGGTCGCGAGAACATAGGCGCATTGGTTGCGCAGGAGCCCGGCTTTCCTGCATTCCTCGACAATGAGACGTGTGTAGCCGAGGTCCATCTTCATGGGCGGCTCCTTTCAGTTGCGGAAAGCGTGGATTGCGCTATTGTCAGCGCGGGTGGGTGATCAAACGCACGGAAGCGTTGGGGTACTGGTTTTCTCGGCGATGATTGTCGCCACAGCGCTTGTCGTGCTCGCCGCAGACGTTCTGTCCAGGTTCTAGGCCGTCAAAGCTTGACCTGATAGTTGAAAATGATGGTGGGCTGAACGTTATTGTGTGCGCCGTCGCCGCCCGTTGATGCCGACGAACCGCCAATCGTATGCGTGTGATCGCCGGATGAAGACGAAACGACGCTGTTCGCGTTGCTTCTCATGCCCGTACCGCTACCGCCGCCCGCCAAGACGCCTTGGCCCGTCATGTGCGTGTGCGCTCCGGCAGTCTCGGCCGTGTATGTCCCCGCCGCGTGCGTGTGCGCAGGCATTTCGCCGCTGACCAGCGTATGAGACTGGGCGCCGCCCGACGAACCAATCGTATCGCCCGCAACCGGAGACGAGAGCCGCGACACGTCGGCGAGGTTGTCCCATCCCGCCGCGACGCGCTCCCGATGATCGGGAAGCGGCATGCGCTTGTTTGCCGCGAAATCCGCTGCCGCGCTCGCGCCTCTTGTCGTCGGGCTGCCGGAGCTGTCTTGAATTGGAAGGACGGTGTTGTCCCAATCGGTCCATAGCAGAGTGAACAGCGCCGACGTATCGGCATTGGCGCGAGACGTGCCCCCCGACGAGGCCGAACCGATGGTCTTGCCGTCAAGAAGCAACCACCCGGTTTCGGCCGTCTTCTTGACCGTCTTCTTGATGTCGCCGGTCTTGTAGAGGGCATTCGCGATGGACGTTCCGTATGCAGTCAGTTCGTCCGTGGCGAATTGCAGGACCGTCGACAGCGGCGCGTGCAATATCCTTCCGTCGCGATAAAGCGCGATGCGAACCGCGTCGGCGTCGTCGATTTCGGAGATTGCCGCAGCGTCGACCGTCATCAGATTTTAATGATCTTGTTCAGGATGATGGTCGGTTGCACGTTATTGTGCGCCGTGCCGGAGCCGGTCGACGCGGTGCTGCCCGTGATCGTGTGCGTATGCGCACCGCTCGATTGCGTATTGAATGCGTTGATGGTCTCTGTGGAACTGCCGCCGGACGCAACCTTTCCACCGCCGGACGTGTCGTGCGACGTTACCCCGGTGAAGTCGATTGAGTGTACATGCGCGCCATCGCTGGCGGTGGCGATGGTGCCCGCCGCGTGCGTGTGCGCAGCCAACTGACCTTCCGTAAGAACGTGAGTCTCTGCGCCGCCTGTTGCGCCGAGCGTGTCGCCATTGAGGCCGCCCGTCTGGTTTGTCAGGCGATCTGCGGACGTGCCGCCCATATCATCCTTGCCGGCAATGACGCGCCCGCGAAGATCTGGGAGGTTGAACGTCGTCGATGCATCGCCAGCACCGAATGTCGTGGAAAGCACCGCAAAAAGCGCCGCATACGTCGTGCGGGACACCGCCTGCCCATAGCATAGCAGATAACCGGACGGCGCGGACGACCCGGCATAGTCAAAGATCATGCCGGTCTCCACGCCGTTGACGGTCGGGTTGATCAGGAGCCATGCGCCGGCGCCGCCATTCAGTGCTGTGTTGTACCGGACGGTATAGATACACCCGGACTGGATATCCGCCGCACCGAGAGCGGCTGCGCCGGTCCCCGTCGCCTTAAGCACAGCCTTCGCGCCAATGGAGTTGACGTTTAGCGTCGTCGCCCCGGCGTTGGTCGCCCCGGCAACGAACACCACGACGCGCCCGTTCGCGTATGACGAAAAACCGCTGGCCGCTGTGACCGTGATGGCATTCGCGGTTCCGCCCGTGGTGAGAGACCCGTCGATATCGGTGACGAAATCGCGATTGCGCTTCATCATGACGCGCGCGGAATCGTTCACCGTGCCAGGGTCTTGCCCTTCGGCCCAATTGATATCGCTGTCCGCGTTGCTGTTAGACGATGCTGTCGACGACCAGTCATAAATGGAAGGCATCAGGCAAGCCTCTTCCTGAGAGCTTCGACGAAGGATGAGAGGGCGGTGGCATGTTCTGGCGACGGCCCCTGAAAATGCACCGGGGAGAATTGCGGCTGGTCGGTGCCCATGCTGCCGAACAGGTTCGCGAGCGCCAGCATGGTCGGCCCGTTGGTTGCCGGAACCATGTCGGGCATTGGCGGACCCTGCATCGGCATGGGTTGCGGCGGGTCGATTTCAGTTGTGCCGAGCGCCGGGGCGAGCGTGCCGGGGAGTTGCGGCGGGGACGGTTCCTGTGCCGCGACCGCGCCGGGAACGTACTTCTTCATGGACGTGTCGGGCGTGAACGGGACGGCCATGCCGCCGAAGCGCGCCGGGTCTACACCGCCCGACGCCATGGTCATGTTCGGTTGCCCAACCCCACGTGATGCAACGGGGACCTGATCAACCGGGAGAGGGCCGGTGAACTCCCGAACCGGATCACTGCCGAGCAACGCCACCGCCTTGCGACGATGCCCGCCCATCTGGTTTTCGACCTTGTCGCGGACAGTGCCGGGCGCACCGCCGGCGGCAGCGTCCGACCTACCGTAATACTTGTCGCCTACGCCGCCAGCATTGATGGCCGAGTAAATTTCGAGGAGCCCGGCGCCGGGACGAACGCCGCGATCCACAAGATACTGGCCCGCCGCTTCGACCTGATCGGCAACAGGCGTATCCTGCCCGACACCATACTGCCTCGCCTGCGGTTCGCCCCACTGAATAAGGCCGCGATGCGTGCCCCATTTGGTCGTCGGGCCTCGCTGCCACGGGTCGAACGTGCCCCCGGTCTCGTAGGACATGGCGGTTGCCAGGTCGACGGGATCGATGCCGAGACGCGACGACGTTTCGATGATCGCGCGGCGAAGTTCGTCCCGCATCGGCGTCCCCCGATTGAAAAGAAAAAGGCCGCCCGAATGGACAGCCCCAAGGTGTTCGATTACTGTGCGCGGCTATGCAGATTGAGCACGACCCGAACGAGACGCGCCCCAACAATCGCGTTTACTGGATACTTGCGTTTTTCGTCGCCGCCGGATGGGCCAACTATCTCATGACCCAAGAGATCGACTGGTACAGTCTCGCCCTCGGGGCATTCACAATGGGCCTGCTTATGTCTTGGTCCATCGAGAAGACGGGAAACAAGATTCCCGACTCATGGCGCGGCTAATCGGCCCGTTCCCGCCGCGCCCGTAGCCGTCGCCATCGTGTTCATGATGGCCTGCCGTGCCTGATTGGACTGCGCCTTTTTCAATGCCGCCGTCAAAGCCGCACGGGCCGCCGCCGGGTCGGTTTCCATCAGCACCTTGGCAACGCGGGCGATGACTTGTGGCGTCATACCGCTTGCCTCGTTCATGGCCTTCGTAACCGCAGAGATCACGGCATCGACAGGACGGCCGGACAGCAGCTTAGCCATCACGGATGGATCGAACTTCGCCATTTCTGCCGCGTCGGCGAGGTTGTCGGCCGTCTTAGAGCCGCCGAGGGCTGCATTCGCAGTTTCGAACATGCGCTGTTCGCGAGCGATCTGCCTACCCATGCGGTCGGCTCGCTGAGGAATGGCGAAAGCCGGGAATTCCTGTCCCGTCTTTTCTGTGATGAGCGTCCGCGCCTTGTTGGTCGTCGGCGACATGGACATGCTTTCGACCTTGGCAATCATCGGGTCGGCGTACCCGGCCCTGAACGCCATCTTTTCTCCGCCCTTCATTTTGTTGAAGGCTGCGATGTTGTCAGCCGCGCGCGTCCTTCCAGACGCAGCCGCCGTGCCGCGTTCTACCGCATCGATTGTCCGGCTTTGAGCGCGGAAAGCATCGTTTGCAGCACGATAGCCCGGCGAAGCGCGTTCCAATGCCGCGTCCAACTGCGAATTGACCTGAGACAGAAGGCGGACCTGATTGTTTCGGCCGGCGCGAGAGGCCGCCCCGATCATGTCGTCGATATCCTGCTTGACGCGGAGAGCCGCACTGAAATCGGATACGACCGACTTTCCATCGGTGATGAGCGAGCGGGCGCGGCGCAGAACGCCTTCAAGGCTATCGTCGGCAATGCCGGAACCGGGGTTGACGATACGGTTGACGCCCGGCGTCAGGTTGTCATCGAGGGAGCGGATAGCGCCAGAAACGTCCACAGCGCCAGCGCTGTTGCGGGCGGTTTCATAATTGACATTCGCCAAAGCCGAACGTTCCGCGCCGAGTTTTGCCGCTCGCTGCGCCGCCGTGTCCTGTGCATTGAACCCGCGCGCGAGCGAGGACGCCAGTCGTTCGCCCTGTCCCATCTGGCGCTGCTGCAATGCCTCTACAACGCCCTGCCTCGCCTCATTCGGGGTGCGCGCGACCGTCGAAAGCATCCTCTGCCCGGAATTACCCATGGCATCGGCAACGGTAAACATACCCTGGTCGTCAGCCTGCGAACGCGCCAGCGCGGCGGCGATATCGTCGACAGACATGCCGGAGCGCTCGACACCTTCGCCAAGGGCGGCGTTGGCGAAGTTCTGGGGGCGAAGTCGGGCCATGATCGGGGCGACAAGCGGCTTCGCTGCCGTCTGAACGCCTGCGATGGCGTAGGGCGTAGCCATGCCAAGCGCGCCGCCGAGAGTGCCGCCAACTGCCGCGCTTCCGAGACGGCCGCCAACGCCCTCGCCAGACCCCGCGCCCTGTAGAACGCCGAGAATAGCGCCATCAGCGGCAGAACCAAACGCGGTACGCAATAGGGACGCTCCGCGACCCGCCGCATTCGCGCCGAACGACAGACCGGCCTTTGCGAGGCCCGCTCCGCCAGTCACGCCGCCGGCGATCTGCCCCGTGAGACGCGCCGCGCCGCCCTGTGCGTCGCGCTCGCGCTGCTTGGCGAGGTTCCCGGAATAGTCCATGAAGTCGCCACCGATACCGGTAAGCGCCCCCATGCCGGCGGAAATCTCGTCGGCCAGACCGAAGGACAGCGTGTCGGCTGCGCCGCGCATGAAGTCGTCAACAGTCGAACCGACGCCACCACCCCTGAAATCGCGCACCTGATCGACGGACACGCCTTCGCTGGCGATATAGCCGTCGATGTCCTCCTGTGGAGCGTTCTGCTCCACCATCTTGCGGACGTTGTTCTTGATGCGCGCAAGATCAGCCATCAGTCGAGTCCGTACTTGGATCGAAGGTCGTTAGCTGGAGCCTGCGGCATGTACTGGCCCCACTGATCATTCGGAATGCCGGCCTTTTGCAGAAGTTTCTTCTGGCCTTCCTGGACGGCGTCGCGGAAGTCCTGTAGGGCCGTGCGGAATGTCGCTTCGTCCTGAGCGCGGTCCATGCGCGCCATGGCGTCTTCGGCCTTCTTGCCTTCGACTTCGGTGATCTGCCCGCCACCCTTCAACATCGAATAGGCCTGGAGGAATGCGCGGCCCTTCAACTGGTTATAGCGCGCAAGCGCGTCGCGCCCTTGTTCGCCCATGGTCCACGACGGACGGAACTGGTCCAGAGGACCAACAATCGCGTCTAGACCGGGGTTGCGAAGCAATTCGTCGATCTGTGCCACTGTCTGCGTCGAGGACAGCATGTCGCTGGGGAGCGTCGCCGTAAGCTCGCCCTGTGCCTTGCCAAGCGCCTTTTGCGCTTCCGCGCCAGCCAAATCCTTCGGGATAGTCTGGATAACTGAGCCCGAGCGGTCGGTGATGCCCCACGATGTGCCAAGATCAACCCGCCCAACGCCCGGTTCTAACGTCCAGCCTTCCGGCATATCTGCCGCCACAAGACCGCCAGCCTTGCTTGGCTGCATGGCGCGAAGATTGCCTTTGTCGTCCTTCGCGTAAAGGACGTTGAGACCAAGTTCGGCCGCGCCACCACGACTCTCAGGGAGCTTGCCTGACAGGATATAGGCCTGCCCCTCGGGCGAGTTCGGATCAAGGCCGTACTGCTGTGCCGCCGCCGCGCGCTGTTCGTATTCCGACTGCTGTCCGCCCTTCATGCGCTGTTTCAGGAACTCCGAGAGCACGTTCGGCTGAGAGGCGATCATCTGCGCCTCTTCCGGCGACATGCCCTGCTTCGTCAGCCATTCGACGGTCTGGTTCTGGTTTTTCTTTCCCGCGCGTTCCGCCCGCCCCGTCGCAACCATCTGCGCAGCACCGGCAAGGCTCTGGTTCGGGTTCGATCCCATCGCCAAGCCGAGGAAGAAGTCATTGAGCGTGCGCCCCCTGTCGCTTTCGGTGAAGGCGTTGTAGCGGTCCATGAAACCCGGCTTCTGCGGCTGCGGAGCGAC